GTTTATGAAAAAGATAACCTCTGTAAGACATTCAAAGGATATCTTTTTAACTGAGAAAGTGCTGGACCAGATAGGAGCTATAGGCTTTGCAGGGGTTTGGGTATTCGATCACAACAAAAGACATATAATCACTATAAAACCAATAAAATCACTGGTTATAGAAGAGATTGAATGATTTATTTATGTGTTTAATAATTGGGACTGTAAGAGGGTAGTTTCCGCATAGGCTGCCCTCTTTTTAAACATTATGAAAAACCTAATAGACAAGTACGGAAAGTTAGTAGCAAAATCAACAGTAGCAATATCTGCACTGATATACCTAATCATAAAATTTATTGAGCTGATATGATAAAAATTATCCTCCTGCTACTCATCATGCCAGTCATAGCATTTTATGCAGGATTCACTATGGGAGGTCTGATATTTGCAATAGTTAAGGAAATAAGAGAACATAATGAAAGGAGAAACGCCAAAAAATAGATTTTGCAGGAAAGCTCTTAAATTAGCTGCTCACATAAAACCACTGATAGGATGCAAATGGTGGAAAAAATACAACCAAGAGCAAAAAGATATCCTCCTGGATATGTGCTACATGCCAGAGGAGCTGATAGATTTCCTGCTCATGGATAACATACAAAGCAAAACAGATTACTTTAATTCTGTAGATGTTTGGTTAATCTTAGAATACAAAACTTTTAACTATAAACATCCGTTAAAGTATAAAGTAGGGTTTATGCAGCTGATTACTAAGCAGATAAACCTGCAGCATGATTATTTAGACTTAAGATTTAAGATAGGGATATAATGGCTAAGAGAAAATCAAGAATACAGATAGGTAAAATAGTTACAGTAAAGGGTAGAAAGTACAAAATAAGTGCAGGAACTGCTAAAGGTAAAAAGTATAAAGCCACTCCAACAGATGGAAAGCCCGGTATTATACAATTTGGTGCAAAAGGTTATAAGGTAGGACCAGGTACAAGCAGAGGAACAAATTATTGCTCAAGATCTTCCGGGATCAAGTCAAGCAAAAAAGGAGCAGGAGCTAATGACTTTGCCCGGATGTTGTGGAATTGTAATGGCAAAAAATCAAAAAATAAATAGGGATATATAAATTCCGTAAAAAAACGAGAAAAAAACGGTTATGAGGGATAATAACGGTAAATTTGCAAAAGGCAACTCAGGCAGACCTAAAGGGTCAAAAAATAAAGACATTTCAGTATTCAAAAAAGCACTCAAAACAGGACTGATTGAGAGGTTAGGAGATTTCTTCGACTTGCTTGATTCAGACAACCTACCAGAAAAAGACAGAATTAATGCCTACCTAAAAGCTCTGGAGTTTGTTATGCCTAAGCAGCAAAAGATAGAGCTTGATGCAGATATGACTACTAACCTTATTCAGGTTAAATTTGAGAGTACTAATGTGCTGCCTATTCACAATGAATCTGAATTCTTAGATGATTAGTCCTTTCAAAATATCTCCTATCTTTGAGTGGAACTACCGTACAACTAAAAGCATAGTTATAAATCAGGGAGGGACCAGCTCAGGCAAGACCTACTCTCTCCTGCAGGTACTTGCATGCAAAGCAGCAGAGAAACCTAACCAGGTTATCACAGTAGTAGGGCAGGACATACCTAATCTAAAGGCAGGAGCTATCCGGGATTTTGAGAGTATACTCAATAATCCTTTTTTTAGGTCCATGATCAAGAGCATCAATATCACTAACAGAGAATACAGGCTAAACAATGGCAGCCTTATTGAGTTCAAGAGCTTTGACAATGAGCAGGATGCTAAAAGTGGCAAGAGGGATTACCTCTTTATGAATGAGGCCAATGGTATTCCTTACTCAGTTTATGATCAGCTACAGATACGGACCACTAAACAGGTATTCATAGATTATAATCCTACCTTTGCTTTCTGGGTACATGATAAGCTGATAGGGAGCAGTGATAAGGTAGAGGTATTTATCAGCAACTACACACATAATCCTTTCCTCAAAGATTCAATAAGGGAAAAGATAGAAGCTCTAAAACATAAGGATAAGAATAAGTGGAGGGTATATGGCTTAGGTCTGACTGGTAGTGTTGAGGGAGCAGTATTCCCTGCAGTTAACTGGATCCCTGCAATGCCTACTACCGGGATAAAGCGTAGCTGTCTGGGCATGGACTTTGGCTACTCAAATGATCCGACCACTATTGTCAGATTAGCACTTATTCAGGGGCAATTGTATGGAGAGTTATTGCTATATAAGACTGGATTAACTAACCAGGACATCTCTAAGGAGTTTGATAGGTTAGGGATTGCTAAGGGCAGGAAAGGAGGAGCTTTAATCATGGCAGATAGTGCAGAGCCAAAGAGTATTAAAGAATTAAAGAATCTTAACTGGAGGGTTAAGCCATGCAAAAAAGGTAGTGATTCTATCCGGGCAGGGATTGATTCTTTAAAAAGTTATGGAGCTTTAAACTTAGTTAATAACGAATTATGGAAACAAGAGCAGCAAAAATACGTATGGACTATTGACCGTAAAGATGGAAAAGCTAAAAATAAGCCAGTCGATAAATTTAACCATATATGGGATGCTTTTAGATATGGAGAGCAAGGAATTAGAAAAAACAAATTAAATTTAGTATCTTACGGCTCATAAACTTAAATTATGGCATACGTATTACAGGCATCACAATTTGCAGAGGGATTACAGAGCTATACTGCTCTGCTCTTAGAGAGTATCAGGCAGATAACTTTGGTATCTCCTTTCAATATTCCTGATGCCAGGACTGCATTAGAGCTTAATCAGATTACCACTTTCTCAGATGCAGGCTTTGACCAGTATCTGACAGAGCTATATAGTTTGGATTTAGACTATACTCTGCTAACTGCAGCAGAGATTACTGTCTTAAATGTTATCCGGGAGTATTTGCAACCTCCTCCATCTTTCAACTGTTGCGGAGTAGATACACCATCATTGCTTAATTTTAGTTATCAATTCAATGATAGGGTAGGTAGTGCTACCTTTGAGAAAGAGATTAGGGTATCTTTAATGGATACAGTCACGTGTGATGTGTTTAACATTGAGCTAACCTTTGGTACTGTTACTCCCGGCCCTCCTGCGATTATTCCAGCAGGACCAATAACATTGAATAGTTTAGGCTGCATTAATGGGAAAAGCGTATATTCATTTTTATGGGTAGATTTTAGCTTTGATCCTACTGGTTTCACATTTGATTTAGATTTTGACTTTAAAGATTCAACCGGAGCAAGCATAGTGCTTGTTTCTGATTTATACACTTTTTAATATTTAGTTATGAACTTATTACATTCATTTTTGTTAGACTGCTGCCCACTTGCCACAAGTTTAACCGACATTCCTGCAAGTGCATGCCCGGAGAACATGGGCCAGATTCAAAGATATTGGTTTGTTCGTAAAGGGGAGGTTATCTGGGATACAGTAACTCCAGCAAACAATGTTCCTGCAACTATCTCAGGGAACTTGCCAAGTGTAGTGGCTGGATGGACTATCCTTTTTGCTGCTGCTGATGATACTCATGTAGTTACATCTCCATTAATCGGGGGAGATTCTACTCTTACTGCTGGTTCAACCATTAGCCAGGGAGGAGGGGACAACTCCACGTTATCGGGGACAACACTAATCAACGGAATTAATCCAACAGATGGTAGTGCTCGCTTTGATTCTCTTACTGGAGCTCAGATTGAAGCATTCAGAAAACTTGCTTGTGAGGGCACAGGTCTTGAGGTATATCTAATCAATCAGCAAGGACTAATCTGGGGTCAGCAAGTAGGTGATCTGTTTACTGGCTTTGACGTTTCTAATGTAGTACTTGGATCTATGACTAATGCAGGATTTGGTACACGTGACAGTAACACAATGACATTCCAGCTTGATTTTGACTACGATGAGACTAAAGCTGCAGTTACTCCTACTGATTTTAGTGCTTTAACTATCTCGTAATGGCTAAGCCTACGAAAGTAAAACTTAAAACAAAAGCCGGTGCATGTGCAGAGCTAACCCTCGCACATGCTCAGGCAGTTTTGCAGAACCAAGTAGCTCAGAAGAGGGATGACTGGATGCTTGATTCAAAAAAATATCAATTTGTAGATAATGTTATTAAACGAAAGCCAAGTAATAAAGCTGATAAAAAGCAAAAGTAATCAGTTAGGCATGATGCAGGCTTATGAGAGTAGGCTAAAAGTTATGTCTGAACCGTTGTTTTTTAGAGAGCTGGAGAGTGAAACCGGATGGAGTGAGATAAAACTTGCTATTCGTAACAGTATCACTCCTGAAAAATACCAAAGGGTACTGCAATATTTCAGCTATCCCCTGGCAATCGTATCTATATCTGATGATATCCTTGAGGACCTTAACCGGGTATTCAATGGTAGAAATGCAAACTTTTCTATACAATATCCTAACAGAGGCACAGGCTACAGAACTGCTCTACAGAGTAAATACCAGAAAGTATGTTGAGAAAGTAGGTAGGAGAGCTTTTAAATGTAAGCCTCAGACCATTGTAGTAGTAGATAAGGACATCTATGGAGTACCTTACTATGTTACTGTAGAGCTTGATAAACTAATAGGATACGAACTATCAGAGTGCAAAAGTAAGTTTAAGTATATTATATTCCATCATTCAGATGGTTCTGATGAGATGGGAGATTATAAGAGGATTGCATTTTATGATGATGAATATTATAGGGTAGTAGAGATCAGGGATAAAAAACATTCTCTAATCTTAGAATCTCCTCACAACTTAGGGTACTGTCCTGCCAGATGGTTTGTAGATGATGCCCTGAATACTAAGGATGATGT